TGATTAAACCATTCCATAAGCGCTGTATCAATATTCAATGCGCATGCTTCCACCTCAGACAAAGGTGAATTCTTCTCACGCAAAAAACAATGCAGCATCTTGAAGCACGAATCTTCCGATAGTGCTCCCACCTCGCAATCCAATGCTGGGTGATAAACCGTTTTGCGTTTCAAGAATTCCAGGTCATCCACGGAGATGAAATCGACCATCTCACTTTCTTTATCGGGCATCGTGTAAACTTGTCCATACTTAGCCAAAACTTCAGAACATCTCTTGATATTGAAATCCGAATAACGTTCATCCACTGAACCAGCATTGTCGTCCCCATACGTTATCAACGCACAGGCCTCACGAAAATCATGCGCGTCTGGATAAATGGTGTAAAAACAACAGCGCATGTTCAAACTATTGCAAATACTGTTTAAGACGGCCGTCAAAGGATTTCCACTAATATGTCCACCACTCGTCAAACCAATCAAATTACCGTCGAATGCAATCACTGAATATACCAAATCACCAGCCATAGCCTTCATTGCGCGAATGTCATCCTCCGTGTAACGAGGACATCTACTAGCGCAATCAATCAAAATGCGCAAGCCAGCCAACAATACTTGAGAAGGCAATTTTTGGTCAAACTTGCTGTAATCTCCAGCCAAAAATTTATCTTGGTTTTTGGATCGCAAGTGCTTCATCATCTGATCCCACTCTGGCCCGTGGGAATTTATCCCGACAGCACACTCTGATTTCAATGGGTTCATCATCAACACTCGAACAAGTGGGAGAAAGTACCTCCTCACCAGAAATGTTAGCGCTATAGAATTGCCATAAAAAATACGACATTTCTCCTTGGACAATATCTCATCTTTCTTGCATGCTTTGGCAACCGCATACGCTCTCTCACCGCGCAAGTATGCTGCCTCACAACGCTCAATTTCAGTATTGATGTCTTCAGTAAACTTTCTGTCTAACAATCCATTGGAATCAAACACATCAACGTCCAACATGTGCTCACTCTTCGGTCCAGACAAAGGAAAGCCAATTGATGTCCCTATCTTAATTGCATCAAGAAATTTTACCCCTGGAACACCATTTATATTCTCCTTATCATTCATGGGTGAAGCACCATTCCACAATTGGCTATCAAACAACGCTATAATAGGCCTTTTGTAATCCTCAACTGCACGGGATATCAATTCGTGCGGAAAAGGTTCCCCTGGCTCAGATAAATTGGCTAAGCATGTCTGCCAACCAAACCAATCAGGATTCATCTTGGGAGGCCCCCATTTGTTAGGGACTCCACAAACGTCTGTCACCAAATGGCTAATTGGCGTCACTTTAACACGTGAGACTGCCTTAGTTTTCCCTGGACAGGAACCATAATACTCAATCTGTGATCCCTCGGGCATATACTTAATGGGATTCTTTTTGTGAATTTCATCAGTTCCAATGATGCTTACCCCAAGAACCTGTGCGGGAAAGCTTTCGGCAGCACCCGACAAGAGTACTGCCGACATTTTATCCAATTGCTCAATGGCAGTCAGTAATTCCTGTCTCACGAAGGATCCATAACAGCCTTTTGGAGTCCCTGCATGTCCCCCAAGATGCAAACCCGTTATTGCACCATGGGATCCGCGGGAAATCAGCACAGCACCACAAAGACCGGCAAACGTGTTGTCGCTTAATGTGTCATACACTCCCCCTTGAAAAGAGACCACTGTTTGAACCCTTTTTGGTTGTGCTTTGCCTTCCATGGTCTTGACACTTCCATCTTTAAGACGATAAATCATCTCAAAATTGTGTGATGGAAAATGATCTAAAGGAAAATAATCAACTATGTCCTTAAAAGATCCTCCATTTGGTGAATAGCACACACGCATGTCCGTCCCTGGAATCAATACCGAAGATTTAATATGCAACTGTGTAGTAAATTTCCCACCACATCGATCAGGATTCTCTTTACGGAAGATAACTCGAAGTTCTTCCTGTCCATCGAAATAATGATTGGGAACTAACACCACGTTAGATCGAAGAAACAATCCATTGACCATAAGTTTCTTATCGCCAGATTCAACAGTTCCATAGACCAAATTTTTCTCAATTATATCCCTCAAATGTGATTGGCAACTTAAGAAGGACTTATGAGTCAAAGGCAACTTGCGCACCGCGACTTGAGACCACACATTATCTTCCTTATCTCGCTGAGCTATTTCTTCCAAGCTCTTAGGTTCTAGAGATCCTTGAGGCTCAAGAGTTCTCCATCGCCTGTACAACTTAGCTAAAGTATACGCCACTCCCATAATGGCTGATGCTTTTAAGGCACGAGCTAAATGCTTATCACGAACGTCCTGAAGCATTGGATGCAATGTGTTTCTCTCAGCCAATTCTGCGACATAGCTTTCCTTCACTATCTTGACCATGTGTGATTGCCTAATCGCACACAAACCAACGCCTATTCCAAAAGCGCCCAAAGTTACGCACTTGTTGACCTTGTTGATACTTCGGGATAAAAGTCCAAAAGCTCCTAAGGCCGACCATTGCAAGACAGTCTTTTTGACGTAAGTATCACGCAATTTGCGGGCTTCGCAAAGCATGAAAACTTTTTGCAAATGGCAATTGTATACCCAATTTGTGGGTATAATAGTGATCCAATCAAAACGTCGCACAAACGCTCTAGCAGCAAATAAAATTCCCGCGGAAACAGTTGTTTCCAAAAATTCTGCTGAGCGTTGGGCATCTCCAACTACCTTATCACAAATCAAATTTCTTGCTTGATGACACACACTCTTAACACGCCTTCCAAGCGTGTAATTTTTCTCTTCATTGCTGTGACTATCAAAACTGTGCTCATCGTTCAAAATCATGTGGCTACCATCAGTACCATCTCTCCTGATATCAAAAGTATATTTGCCCATACAATTGTGCTTAAGGCAATAGCTCTTAATTTGAACACATCCATCCACGCCGCACAGCTCAATATCACTAGATCGCGCATCCTGCAAACTAACAAGTTCAAATTGCTCTCTTCGATGCTTGTGAAACATTTCAATGCAATAATTCACAGCCGTGCACATGTTAACGCGCTCCATCTTAACTCCATTCCACTCAATGACTCGATATGAAGCTCCAGTCTTGAGATTAGCAGGGGGAACAGCAACAGACAATGTCAGTTCCCAAACATCATCAAAAGGGGGAGGGACAAATTGTCCATCAATTGTGTATTTTTCCAACACCTTATTGGAATCAAGTCCCAGGCATATTCCATCCTTCACACGCTGAAATTCCGTCTTTGCAAAAACGTCTATAACAACATGCATGCGCCTCTGAATCGAGTAAGGGCAATTAGAATACAGTCTGGCATCCAAATCTTTGACATTCGTCGTGACCGTGACCAACTCAGGTTCAAGCCACGTTTTTTCCTTGCGTGCCAAATCAGCCATTGGGGCAACACATGGTGCATTATCACAAATCTTTTGAATGGCATCACAAGGAGAAACTTCAACGAAATCGGACCTAACATTTCCGTGGTCGTTGATGATGAAATGATTTATGTCTGAACGTGCTCCATCCCAATGTTTCTTGGATGAATCAAACATAAATTTCTTCCCCTTGGAATTATCAATGCCAGCAGATGCGAACAATGCGGCGGTCACTTGCTCAGCGCAAAATGTCTTACCTTGGCTACTAGGCCCAAAGAACTCTATAGCAAATGGGGCTCGCCTATAACCAGCAGCCATTTTGGAAATAGAGTGATCATTAATAATCGAAAGGATATTTGTAAATTTCCTTTCCACCACTTGTTTATCCAAGCCTCGTAATGTAGGTATAACCCTACGCAATTTGGTTGCCATATTCTCAAGACGCGACACAAATTCAGCATCAGTCACGCCGTGCATGCCAAGCAAATTTCCATTGCGTGCGAGATCCCAAAAACGAACCA